TGGGTTTACGCTATGACCAGCCCCTTGTATCCTTACATTAACTCTCGAGTTATATTCCCGGGGGTAGTTGACGTCGTAAACGTTAATGGAAGATTTGAAGAGATAATCGCTGATAATTTCTTGGTCAAAGCCTGGTTGAAGCGTGTTGAGTATTCAGGGGTCAGCTCGGGGTCAAAAAGAGTTCCACTAGAAAGCCAGTTAGATGGTCAAATGATGCCTGGTGCGTCTGGAGATCAGTTTTATTATCGTGGGTATTCGTTAGAGTACGCAGTTGTTCCGGTCGAATATGACCTAAGGCATCCAGCTGAAGGTGGCCTTGTCTTTAATCCTGTGCATTTTCAACACCCATGGATGAAGACAGGTCAAGAAATTACCCTCGTTCACGGAGAAGGCCCAGTGTTAATAGCTAAAGTTCAAAGGTCAGACGGTGTTTACGGGGGAGTAGGTATTGATGAAGTCCTGTATAAGGAAATCGGAGGGGTTCAGTTGCAACTGACAGCCAGCGAGCTTCAAAACTAATGGCAATGAATTTATCCAATCAAATCAACGGCGTATTTGAAGAGCTAATCACAAATGTAGAGAGTCTTGACGGCTTAACGTTCGAATCATCCGAGCAAGTTGTTGGACCGAACTTTTCTATTGAGATTCTAGGCTCGCCTGACACTGATCCAATAATGGGATTACTGGAGAAAGCTCACGAGAGAGGAGTGGCCTCTGTCGCAAAAGGCCTTGAGGACCACTTGAAAGCCCAGATAATTGCCGTAGGCGCAGTTGATACTGGTGCTTTAATGAACTCAGGCTCAGTAGCCTTCCATTCTAACTTTATTAATATCGACTATTCCACCAGCCCTTATGCTGCCCTCGTCCATTATGGAGGATATATAGCGCCCTATGGAAACGTTAATATTAAAAAAGTCTACATCCCTGGCCGCCCTTGGCTAGAGGCTTCTCTGGGAATCAGCCCTGGTCCGCTTGGTGCATTTGACTGGAAAGAGGCTTATGCGGCTGGAGCTGGGTCAAGTCTTAAACTATAGGTAAGATATAGCGATTTGGAACAAAAAGATGCCTAAGCTGCCTTTTATCGTCGAACCACGAGTCAAACCGGCTCTTGAGACCATTGGATCGGACGAGTCTGGCAAAATTCAGGTTAAACGATTGGGATATTTGACTACTTCAGAGAAAACTTTCATTCAAGCTCAAACTCAGTCAGAAGAATCGACGCGAAAGCTAATATCTTTGACTCGTTCGATCGGGAAAGAATTGAAAATAGATATGCAAAAGGCTTACGAAAGAGTCTCTAACGCATTGCAGAATAACCCTAAAGATAAAATTGACGAAACGATCCAAAAAAAACACGGCGAAGAGTTGGATGAAATTGTCAATGAAATGGCCGCTGCATCTACAAGGAAAACTCTTATTTCGGTCTTAGCCTTACTGGTTTACAGGGTAGACCCTGAATTCACGGCAGAACAATTATTGGAGTTACACCCTGATATCATTGATGGCCTGTCTTTATTGTTTGAAGATGAGGAAGCTCGATCAACAGAAAGACTTACTCAATTGCTTGATAAGGAAGAAACTGGAACAGTCGATCAGCTAGATGATCTTGAAAAAAAGTAGGGGCCGGTGGTAGTGTTGATCTAGACATTGAACATATCTTCTGGTTTTTGAAGTCTTATTTCAAAGGCGATGAAGAATTTAACTACGAAAACTTCTACCGGTTACCTTACGAGTACGTCCTTAGCGCATATAGCTGGGCTTTGAAGATGCAGCAGATTGAATCCCATAGGGCTGAGCGTCCAGTCTCGTTGCTAGCAGCTCAGTCTGCCAATATGAATAGAGACCCCAAGAAACGTAGGGTTCCATTTGAATTAGAAGATTTTTACCTTTACCAGCCATTAGAAGAAAAAAGACTGCCAGAAGCGCGATACGGAGCCTCGGCTCTTTGGCTTGCAGAAAATGATTTGTTTCCAGCTTTTGCTCTTTTCTGTTTTCCAGACTTACGCAAAAATGCTGGCAAAAATACGCCAACAGTTGTAAGCCTTAACCATCCGAATGCTATCTTGTTAGCGCCAGTAGAGACGCCTGAAGGGATCAAAGGGTTGCTTATAGCAGAAAAAAATGTTAGCGACAGTACCATCTCAATGTCGTCCCCTTGCGGTCTTTCTTTTTTAGTTAAAATTCCATTTATTAACGATGAGGTCGCAGCAGAAGAAGACGTTACGTTGTTATATGGTTGATAAATTTGTCCAGCCAAATTGAATCTTCTTCACTCCCGAACTCAACTTTCCCTTTGATCAGCCAGTTTTTTATACGAATCTCTGCCTCTATAGAGTAAAGATCTTGCATCCTAAACCAAGACATCCATTGATCGCTACCTTTGTCAGCATTACATCGAAGGCATGCAGGGTGACATGATCAATTGTCAGCGACTTGTCGTCAATAGGAGGATTACCACAATAAGCGCATCGATCATTCCAGGCTTTTTTTATAGCTGTTCTCCAGATACGCTTTGCTTGAGAGCTATTTAAAGTAGTCATGTTAAAAACGTAGTCCTGCGGAACCTCGAAGAGGGGGAAACTAACGTCGCTCATCACATGAAGATAACAACGTTTGACATGAGGCCGAATAATGAGGGCGTCATAGGCAAATCAAGCGTTGATGCCAGTAGTATTCCGAGTTAACGGAACCATATAAGGAGCCCATTAGGTATAACAGTGTCAACTCAAACTTTTCCTGAGTCTCCAGAGATTATCTATAATACTCTGCTGTCTGACACCGTGTTTTCATCGTATTTAGGTGAATATTTTTTCGCATCTGGTAAAGTATTACCTTCTATCGGAATTCAAAGCCCAGGGGCTGATATGCCGGGACTCGATAGAATATCTGGCCTTGAGTGTGTTATTCATGACGCAGCAGATCTTCGCCGCAGACAATTCTACGGATCAACAAATATAGAGGTAAAGTGGAAAGTTTTTTTAATTTGTTGGGAGCCAGCGAATGGGGGTGTGATGAATCTAGCCGCGAGAAGAGCTATGGAAATATTTGGTGGATCTGAATCGATGGAAACAGTTGCAGTTGCTGATGGATTAGGAGCTTTAGTTCAGACAATGATCTTAATACCATCCGATATGCCTGTCTTAATTTAATCGCAACATTTTACAGGATACCAAGAGATTCGGCAGAATATTATTAGGTGGGGCAAGCCCGCCATACTTGTCCTTTTGCTCTGGCCCATATGGCTAATTTTTCCGCCGCTTTTGGCTACAAAGTGTACCTTGTGCCACTAGCCTCAAGTTCTGTTCAAGTTGACTCCGTTATTTCCCTGGCAGGTCTAGGAGACGGTGGCTTTATCGATGAAACTACTACTGTTCCAGCGGCTTCTCCTTTAAGCTATTCTGCTGGCGTATTCAGTGTAAACAGCGTAGCAATGAATATGGACGGAGCTGACACTCCTTTCCTTTTGCGCGGTCTGACAAACGCCTCTCTGGAAACCGATACTGGTTCTGAGGACGTTTATACTTATGATGACGAGACTAAAGGCTTCAATCAAGCCGTCGCTACGACTAAAAGTTTCAGCTTGACTCTCGCAGGTGTTGCTGACTTTAAAGATTCTGCATATCAGGCATTGCGCCTGACTGAGCAAAATACCGTAGCAGATTCATTGCGAGTTAAATTTGCTCGGATCGGCCCTACCGGGACGGACGAAACAGTATACGGCTATGGAACGCTGACAGGCTACACTGAATCGGTGGAAGTTACAAGCATTGTGTCCTGGGAATGCACACTAACTGGCTATGGCTTCTATGGTCTAGACCTTGACACTAATTAGCTGATTGGAGGGGCTGAAGGTGCGTTGAGAACCCTTAACGGTTCCAGCGTCACCACTTCCACTAGCTTTAGCAATCAGGATACTAACGGTGTCTTGGTTGATATCACCGGACCGAACGGAGCTACCGCGACTGCTGATATTGTCACTGGAGGGGACTTGATGACTAATCTCGAAGTTATCCGCACCTCTAACGACAAATTCAGAGTTGGTGATTCGATTACCATCACTGAAAATGGCGGAACCGGAGTTGCAACTGCGACTGTTTCAGAAATCCACGAAGGTCAGAAAATCGGTGCCATTGCATCGACCGACGCCTTCAACACAGATAACCCCTTCGACGCTGCTGACACTTCCGGTATTGCCGTCACCCTTACTCCGAGTGCTGGTATTACTAGCCAACTTGGAGCCGGCCTCGCCGGAACGGCTACCACTTCTGGGCCAAACTTGCTCGATAGTGTTCAGCTCACCGATGGTGGTTACGGATTCCTCGTTGACGACATCATCGAAGTCGAAGAAGTAGGTGGATCCGGTATTGGTCACATCCGTGTTCTTACTCTCGCTTAAACTTCTAACCTCAGCCCTTAGAAGAACTACAGCATACTCACAGCTCGCCTCTAGGCGGGCTTTTTTCATGGAACACTAGTTGAGGAACTTTTAACGTCGATGAGCAATCTGGAGTGGAATGTCGGCATAAAACTTGACGGAGCTGGGGCCCAACAGCAATTCGACCAATGGCTAAATGCAGCTGTTGGTGGAAGCATGGAGGCAAAAAAGAAAATAAATAAAGAACTGGGAGGAAAAGAGGAAAAAAAAGTTAGCATTTTAATCGATAGTAATACAGGACAATTAGTAAGACAATCTAAACAAGTTCTTACAGAGTGGAATAAAATTCAGAAAGCAATCGACTACTCTAATAAAACCGTAAAGGGATCATTAACAAGTCTGAGGGCTCAACTAAGGACTCAGATGCAGCTTAGAGATAATATAGTCAGGTATACAGCAGGCGTACGACGTAGCAGTGACGCCTGGATCAGGCAAAACAAAATTGTTGAAGATTTAAATAGAAAAATTGCAGATGCCAGTGGAAACTGGATGAAGATGCTATCTTCTCGCATCCCAGGCGGCCAGAATGTAATGAATCTGGCAAATGGGTTAAGTCAGGTAAGCATGGCGGCTACTGCAACCGTGATGACAATACAAGCGGTAGCCGGAGCCATTAAACCAGTAGTGGCTCGCGCCAAACAAATGCAAGCACTTGACTTAGCCTTTCAAGGATTTGGGTTGAGCGCAGAGCAATCAGCGCA